CATTAACAAGACCATCTTTCAGCTTGTTTATAAAATTCCTGAAGGTTTCACTCTTTTGGTATGCAGCAACAAATGCAGCCACCAAAGCACCTATTGCCAAAACCACAAGCGTGATAGGTGATGTGATAAATGCCATTACTGCACCAAAAGCTGTTGAAGCTGATGTTGCAATTCCTGCTGCTATACTTGCAGCATTTAATGAAAGGACATAAGCACCTATCGCAACACCAACAGTTGCAAAAGCAATTCCAATGACAGTCATTGTTGTCTTGTGTTCTTTTGCCCACTTGATTGCATCCTGTGTCTTTTCACTAAGACCTGCAACCGCTGAAGCTAAACTTTTAACAACACCAACTGCTTTTGGAAGGATAGCCGCACCAATAACAGCTTGAAAATCTGTCCATGCTTGTTTCAGGTTTCCTGTCACATTTGTCCATGTGTCAGATTCCCTTGCAGCCTGTCCGAGTGCGCCTGAAGCTTTGTTTGCATCTTCAACCATCTTCAACAGTGTCAGCTGTTTCTGTGATTCTGAAAGTTCATTGAATGATTTTCCATACAATTCATTTGCAGCTGCATTTCTTGTGGTTTCAGTACATGAAAGACCAAGTGCAGCATCATTTTCATAATTACCTTTCAGGAATGACTGAAGACTTTCTGTTGTGTCTTCCAGTGATCTGTCATAAAAGGCAGCACTGTCAGCAACAGCAACCATTGCCCTTTCAGAAAGTGAAAGTGCATCTTCAGTGTCCATTCCTGTTGTTTTCGCAAATGCTGCAATCTTTGTGAAGCTTCCCTTCATTCTGTTTTCAGAAATACCAGCTTCATTTGCGATCCCTGAAAGGCTTTTGCTTGCTTTGCCTTCCAAATCTCCAAACACCTGTGAAAACTGTGATTCCATTGCACTTGCATCTGCTGCTGCCTGAACACATCCAAGACCAAAATCTTTTATTTTATCAACAGCAAGGAATGTTCCAATTGCTGCACCGATCTTTGCAAAGCTTCCAACCATGCTGTTTCCTGCGCCTTCAGTGCTGGATTTCATGTCTTGTGATGCTTTGCGCCATGCCTGACTGGTGGACATCCCCTGTGCTTTATATTCATTTACTTTTGCTTTCAAACTGGAAAATGATGATCCAGTTTGTTTGTTTGAACTTTGCGTGGATTGATTGCTTTTCCCAATATCATTTGCAGTTTCCTTTGCCTTTGATGATGTTTCAGCAAGATCACTGTTTGCTTCTGAATTGTCAATTGCAATCTTTCCAAGCAATTTAAACAGTTCCATCTATAACTTCACCCCCTGTGTTTGGATTGAAGTTTTTCAGAATGTCCATAGAATCTTTTACGGTTGTTTCAATTGTCCTTTTTGACATGCTCTGATTTTCCTTGTTTGCTTTGATGTCATTCTTGAATTCCTGATATGTGCCTTCCCACACTTTGTGCAAGAAAAATTCCCAATCAAGCTGATCTTCCCTTTCTTGGTTGATCGTTTGAATGAATTCAGAAACAAATTCAGCAAATCTGCATGTCTGGATCATTCCATCCATAAAAAAACATGGATCAGAATATCGTTTTGATACCTGATCCATGAATTGAAAGTCACCTATTTGAACAATTTTGAAACAACCTTGATAAAATCCTTGAATTCTTCTTTCTTGATGAAGTCAATGATCATTTCCATGAAGATTGTCATGTCTAAATCTTCCACTTCTTTCACTGCCATTCCTGACACGCTTGAAAGCATCTGATAGATTTCATTTTCACATTTTGGAAGATTTCCAAGGATCACATTTGCAATTTCTAAAATCACTGTGATTCCAACAACTGATGTGAAATCAACATCTTCTGCACTTTCACCTGTGAATGATGCAATCATTTTCTTGATCCCATCCTTTTCAAAGCAAGCAGTGAATTCATTCACACCAATCTTTCCAATGATTTTTGACATCAGGAAAACATCTTTTGATTTCAGCTGTCTGAATGTGTATGGTTTTTTGACTTCCATTTCAGTTGCTTCTTCTGTTTTCATTTCCTGATCTTCAATTTTTGTTTCCATCATAGTTGTTTCTGACATTGTTCAAATCTCCTTTTCTATTTACTTTCTTTTTTAACTTCAGCAGCTGGTTTCACAACTTCAACATAGTTTCCAGAACGCTTGATTTCTCTGTATCTAGCATCTGTGATTTCCATTGTTTCACCAGTTTTGTGCTGTTTCCCTGTGTATCTGTCAGTGAATTCTTTGATGACCTTAACTTTGATTTTTTTCATAGTTTAGCCCCCTTACACAGTTGCAGCTTTTGGATAATAGATTCTAATTGGAACTCTGTCCAGATCAGTGTCAATATCTCCATAAGCTGTGAATGTTGCTTTGATCACTGAATTTTCCTTGTTCTTTGGATCAAGCTGGAAGCCTGACTTGCAAAGCGCATAATCCATGATGATGATGATCTGTTTTGACTGATCTGCTGTATAACCAACAAATCCAAGGTTTTCAACATAATCACCTGCAACAATTGCATTCTTTGTCTGGATGCAATCGAATCCTTCAACATATCCTTCAGATTCTGCATCAAGGATTTCACCAAGTGTTGTCATCTTCAGGATGTCAGCATTGATTTCTGCAAAGTTTACTTCAGCTTCACCTGTGCCGCCCTGCATAACTGCAAGACCCATTGCAAGTGCTAAAGCACCATCAATTTCAATGTCTTTGACTTCAGGTGCTAATTTGATAGATGAACCACCAGAAGTTGCACCAAGAACAGTTCCATTCCATCCTGTGCCTGCTTCATATTTCAGTCCTTTGAACCATGTACCTGCACCCAAAGGAATATTTGAAGGTGTGTCTTTTGTGATTCCATGTTTTGCTAATGCCATAATTCCTTAAACCCCTTTCCATACTTTGATCTTTAGGTTTATTTGTATCTTTTTCAAATCCGCTTCCCCTGTTGGAATATAAAAAGCACCATCAAAAAAGACTGCGATTGATCCGCTGTCTGTCTTTGCCCTTAATCCATTGATAGGATCAAAGTGCTTTTCAATTTTTTCTTTTACCGTTTCAAGGTCAAGATAGTTCCCCCTGTGGAAGCCCAAAAGAAACATTGTTGTTTCTCTTTTTCCGTCTTCTGTGGTGAATTCATCAGGTGTTGGAAGTTCACCCACAAAATAAGGATATTTTATTTCAGATGTCCATTCACCGAATTCATAAGGAACTGAAAGAATGTCCATCTGTTCATTGATGAATTTTAATTTGTCCATTTTACAGTCCTTTCAATGCTTCCTGAATACGTTGAATGATCTTTGATTTCAGGCTTGTGTATGCCTTCCAGAATGCCCTTGAAGGCTTTTTCCCATGTGTGAAATGCCATACACCTGTTTCATCTTCATAAGCCCAACCGCCTTTGCGACCATTGCCCTGAAGCGCATGTTCACCTGTTCCAAATTCTTCCCATATTGCATTCTGATCACTTGATCCAATGATTGCTTCATACTGTCCTGCAATGAATGATCCTGTCACCCTGTGTCTGAAGCTGCTTTTGGTCTTTCCTGTGTCAACCCTTGTGTTTCTTTTCACAGCTGATTCAAGTTCACCTGCAACTTCTTCCAGAACAGCATCAACTTTGTCATCAATAGCAGATTGCACATTGATTGTATAGTCTTCAAAGATCACATCATTAGCCATTCCAAGCACCTACTTTTCGCAAGTAGATTTCCAGCTGTTCATCCATTTCATCAGGATTGTCAATCAGCAATACATCATACACAAAGCCCTTGATGATCATTCTTGTGTCTTTACCAGCCAATGAATAAACACCTGCATCATAGTCTGACAAAAACACATGTGTTGATTCTTCAATCTTTGCATTGAAATTCTGATATTTGCTGTCACCATTCTGAAGACCAAGCCAGCCAAAAAGGTTGGTCATGTTCACCCATTCAGCAACAGGTTCACCAATTGCATTTTTGCCGCCTGATGTCTTTATCTGTACAATTCCATTGATATTGCCGCCAATATTAGCCATGTTAGCACCTAACCTTTCTATATGCCTTCAGACATCCCAAAAGGCTTGCAGGATAGCCCATGACTTGATTACCAGCATCCTGATTGAAGTATGTCACTGAATGTCTTGACAGTGTTTCAAATTGGATTCCAACCTTTGAACGATTATTGATTTCCCATTCCATCAAATTGATGCAGCAATCAATCACATCAGCAGGATATTCCACTTTTGTGACAAGCACACCTTCTTCATCAAGGATGTCTTTGTCAATTCCAATGGATTCGCCTGATGCTTCTATCACTGTATAAATTCCATTGCTATACATTGATTCAGTGATCTGAACAGTGTCATCAATTTTAAAGAAATCATTCTCTTTAAACACAAGAAGACCGCCAACAATGTCAGCAGTCTTTCTGTGTGTTCTTTTTTGGAAGTTGTTGTTGGTGTATGATCTGATGGTCTGTTCAATTGCATTCAGTTTTCTTTCAATCTTTGCATCTGACCAGTCTTTGAAATCAATCAGCTTCTTAATTTCTTCAACAGAAATAATCATAAGGGAATCCCTCCTTTCTTATTCTGCTTTTTTCCTTGTCTTTGTGGTGTTTTTCACCACTTCAACATATTTTCCTGCTGCCTGAATTTCTTTCAAACGTGCTTCAGTCACTTCAATGATTGTGTTTGGTTCGTTCAGCTTACCAGTTTCTTTGTCTTTGAATTTCATTAAAACTTTAACCTTCACGAATTACACCCCACTAAACTGTTGCTACTTCTGCACATTTTAAGATGACAACTTTTGCTTCATTTGTGAGTGCAGGCATACCATGAGCAGTGCAAATGATATTGTCAGCAACACCTGCTTCACGCTGATGTTCAACAAGATTTCCACGCTTCATGAAATATGTGATTGCTGGAAGATCATCTTCTGTTTCACTGTCATTGTTTAACTTAATGATTGGGTTGTAATAAACACCGTCTTCACATTTTACCTTGTTTGATACAACAACATCACATCCTGCAATTCTACCGATTGCACCAGATGCAAGAACACCAGCCTGATATTTGTCAGCTGACAAGAAGTCAGAATCAAGTCTAAGCTGTGTTTTCTGCTTGCTGTG